TTCTTCAGGTACTCTTGCTTGAAGATTTCAGCCTCACCATAGCTCTGTTCCTTATACTTGGCCGTACCGGCTGCATAATAGGGAACAGGGTCAGTGTATGGCAGAGGGATTGTCTCAACGTCAGTGAGAGCGACAAGATCGGTTGGTTGAACAACCGTGTCGAGTTCAATCTGATACGTCTGGTCCGGAACAGGACCAACGTAGAAGCTCTGACTGCCATAAATCGAATAGCAGACTGGCATTCCAATGTAGTTCTGCCAGTAACGGAGCTGACTGTTGAACTGCGTCCAAGGCTGATAGCGAAGCGGAACGCGCGAGTTCCCCCAATAGACATTGAAGTTAATAATGTCGAGGGTTAGGGAGCCCTGCGGCAAGGACGAAAAAGTGTAGACTTCTTGACCTTGATAGAGCGAGCTATTTTGAATGAGGCGGTTGACGCCGGTATCACGGACGAGCCGGTTGCGAGCGTCGTTGATGTAGTCCGTCAGCTCTTGGTCGGTCCAAAAGTTTGCATTGGCGTCATGCAGCAGCCTGCGGACTGTTGTGATGTAGCTTTGAAGCGTTGTCATCTACGACCCACATCATGCAGCAGCCTGCGTCCCTCTTCCCCGCTCCCGTTTTTCAAGAACAGGGGCGGGGAATTGGTCTACCGCTGGGGACGTTGCGCGATAGCCCTGTGGCCGTTCGGCTGTAATCTCAAACTTCGAAAGTCGTTCGAAAGCCTGCGGCAAATCTGTTGAGATTTTCGTCCAGCCGAAGCGAACGACAAACTCAAACTTGTTGTCTAGGCCATAACCAAACAGATTTTGAGCTACATCCAAAGACACTTCGATAGGTTTCGAAGGCGGGAAGCTATAAGTTTTCCCATGCCATTGTGCGTTAAGCTCTTGGTCCGTTTTGTTTACGACCCAGACATTTTCCATCAGAACGTCACCACATCACCGTAAACGGAGATGAACGCCTGAGCGTTCGCCACGTTTGTCGTCACGTTCAGGAACAGCACATTAGCTGTATAGCAAGTCTTGGCCGCGTCGCCATGAAGCGTCAAGTCAACAAAGCTAAGAGCGTTCGTCAGATTGGTCAGAGTTGTCGAGTTGGCAACCAAGTTAGCCCCATCGTTCGTCTGACCGACAGTGACAACTGCGGTAGCAGCATTGGGAGCAGCACCTCCCGCGCTATTCGTCAGGTTAGCGATGGTGATACGACGAATGATGTATTCGGTCGTACCAGCGCCGCCGCCAGACAAAATAGGCAATGCCACAACCGCGTTTCCGGTTGTTGCGAGAGAGACAGGCTTCGTAATCGTAGCAATACGCTTGAAGCCAAACCCGTCTTGCGTTTCGGAACCGACGCGATTTGCGTTAGCCATGTGTCACCTCACGAAGCGTTAAAGGTGCCCGTGATGCCGTTGCCACCGTTAATCGTGTACAAGGTCACGTTGGCCGTGGAACTTGTCACGTTAGCGCGGACGCTGACACCATCGGAGATCACAGTACCGCCCGTGTTGTTGGCGATGTAAGTGGTCCAAGAGTTAGCACTGCCCGTGTAGGCATTGAACTCAACAACCACGTTCGCCTGAGGCGTCATCACATACGTCCCCGCCGGGATGTACTGAGCGTTGACAAGCGCAGTTGCGTTGCCAGCACCGACGTTAGTGAGAACGACCGGCTGGAACGCGCCGCCGACCGTGTTCGCTACCGTATTTGCAAGAACAATCTTAGAAAAACCACCAGCCATTGTTCTTACTCCTTAGAGGCTAAGCGAGTTGTAACCCGTAACCTTAGTCATAGACTTCGGCTTCGTGTTGACAAGCTCCGCGATGTTGATAACCGCGCCGACATAGCCAATCTGCCAGTTGGGCAGGGTGGACTCAAAGCCGGTGAACACAAACTGGCCCTGCTCGTGGATATAGAGCGACAGGTAATTGGTGTTCAGAAGGCACAGAGTATTTTCGGGGTGGTAGGGATCGGGATAGATCGGAACCCCAAAGACCATGAGGGCGCGGAACGCGGCCTGAGGGCCGTTCGCATCGCCATCGAAGCCCGAGCCGGGGGTGATGACGTACTGTTCCTGACCAACGTAGTCTTGCGCAAGCAGGGTCCAAGTGCCAAAACCGCACACGCCAAAGGTAGGCACTTCCGCGCCATACTTGACCGTACCGGAAATGTACTGAAGGACGTTCTGACGGGTCGGGTTGACCGAGCCAGCAGCGTAAACCTTCGAACGCCACCAAGGGTTCGTGGTCGAGGAACGGGTGATGTTGCCGTAGGTGGCAGTGCCCGTGCCATCGTCCACCGCAGCCGGGAGGCCGGTAAACGCCTGAGTGTTCGTGGTGTTGGTGTACAGGGCCGTCGCCATGCCATCCATCATCACGTTGGTCGCATCGTTCATGCGAGCCTCAATGAGCGGGATGATAGCGTGATCCTGCTGAACCGCGCCTTCCATGCCGAGGAACGGAACGGGAGCGATCATCAGTTTCAGGGTGAACTCAGCATTGTAAGCGCCCTGCTGCACAGACGGCTGCTGGAAAGAGCCGCTGTAATCAGACCACTGAGCATTTACAAACTGCGCGCCCTGAACGGGAACCGTCACGGAGGACACACCGCCCGTAGCCGTCTGGCTATTGGCAATGAGCGCCGCCATGAGCGGGGTCGAGTTGTAGATTTGCACGACCATCTTGGGGATGAACGCGCGACGAGTAACGTAAGTCAGTTCTGTGAACTGAGCGCTACTCGTAGCGGGAAGAATGCCGCCACCGATTGCCATAGTTTACCTCATCGTTTTCAAAGTGACACTCGTCCCCGTCACACGCTCAAAGACCAATTGGCCTTGGGTTTTTTCGAAGTTCGTTCAGCGCTTCCGCCGCGACTTCACGCGCAGCCCTTACATGATTGCCGCCCATAAACCTTTTCAGGGTATTTTGGGCAGTCTCGTCAATCACATTCCGGCTGAACACCTTTTGGGGCGTAGGCGTTGCCGCCTGACGCATCCAATTGTAGTAGTCTGCGGCGCTTTCATGAGAAGTAATGCCTTTTTCAAGCATGATCTTCTCAATCTCCGCAATCTCGTCTTCTTTCACGCCCTTTTTGCGCAAAAGCGCGGTACGGCGGCGCTCCAGTTCTTCCATCGCTTCTTTTTCACGGAGCTTGCCTTCAAGCTGCTCCATACGGCTTTGAGCCATTTCAAAACGAGAAGCAAGTTCGTCTTTGATGTCGATTTCACCAATCGGCATCTGCGGGCGAACTTTTTTGGTCAAACGAAGCGCGGCTTCCCGAGTTTCCGGGTTTTCGGAAAGTTCGCGCATCAGCAACGCGAGTTCATCGCGAGCTTCAGGTGTGAGGTCTTCGAGCGAAGCCATTTGTGTCCCCTTTTAGCTTCAGATGACTTTTTTGCCGTCGCCGGGCGGCACAATCTTGTACTGGCTCTTGGGGCCAGTCTTCGAAGCGCCAGAAAGCCCGCCAAGGCGCGCAAAGCGAGGCGTATTGGTGATCTGACCGTTCTGCTGCTGGTCAGTCGTGGCATTGCGGGGCTTGGAAGCGCCGCGAGGTTTAAAAACGTCCATGTTAGTCTCCTTACATCGGTAACGGTGCACCGCCGGGTGGCATACCCGGTGGCATTGCGGGAGGCCCGCCCGCCGGGGCACCGCCCGGCGCAGCAGCGGGAGGCTGCGGACTCATAAGGCCAAGATTGGGAGGCCCGCCTTCAATAGCTTTGGTGAGAGGCGTTCCGCCGCCAGCCTGAGGCAAGTTTTGAAGGAGCTGGAGAATTTCGGCGCTCTGAAGTTCGCCGGTTTTTTGCTTTTTGGGGCCAAGCACTGAAGAAAGCTTAGCCAGAGCGGACATTAGGCTTTGACCTTCGGGGGTCCGTGAGCCAATGGCCGGGAGAGACTGTTCGATTAGATCAAGAGCCATGCTCACATTGATCATCGCCGCTTCCCGTTGGCCCTGTTTCGGTTCGGGCGTAGACATTGGGGAGGGCATAGGGGAAGGCGTCATAGCAGGATCGGCACCAAGAGGCGAGGAGCCGTCCTGTTGACTTTGCATCAAAGCCATAATGTCCTGATCTGCCATGTGGTTTACCTCGTTCTACATATATCTGCTGTAGAATTGGAACAAAAGTCAAGGGAGGGGAATTTTTCAGTTCCGCCCACTCCTCGGAACGACTCATGGTCGCTAAACGGGGCTAACCCGTTTATTAGTTAGCGACGAGCCTTACGACCCTTGCGACGCATGTGCGCCTCCATAGCTAGAGGGGTGGATGGTGAGTAATGAGCGCCCGCTATCGCGGGAACTCATTAGCGCTTGCCCTTACGACCCTTGCGACGCATTCGCGCCTCCTACAGTTTGTGTGATCGTCCCCAAAACTGATCACTTGCGGCGGCTACGACGAGACCGCTTAACGGACTTGTACATTATGCTCTCCTCATAGGTCTGTCAGGGCGCGTCATGGGACGGCCCATCAGATTTCTAACATTGGAGACACGGTATTGTATAGATGCTGGGCGCTCGGCCATAGAGACATCGCGGCCAGTGGCTCGCGGCTGATCTCCAACTCGGACTTGACCTTGTTCAGCCATCGGATTTCTTTCCTTGCGGAGGCTGCGGTTGAGGCTGAAGGGATTTCATCTGTTCAGACTTCTTCAGCTTTTCTTTGAGCATCTGCTTCATTGGCGGATCGAGCATATCTATCAAAGACTCCTTGTCAATAGCCTGCGCCTTAAAGAGGTTGAAGGCCAAAGACCTAAGGTCTTCCATGAAGATTGGGCTGTTCGAGTGCGCGTCCACTTTGACGACATACTGTTTGGTGAATTGCTCAGCGATGAACTTCATGCCCTCAACATCTTTGAGGTGCGTGGGATCATAAGCCTGCATCAACTTGAGATAAAGCGTTGCAAGCTTTTCAAGAGCGCTTTCTACAATCAACGCGCGTTTCTTAGCGCGCGAAGAACCAAGTCGAGCAAGCTGGGAAGCATGACCAGCGGAACGAACGCCCTGCTCACCACGACCAGATAGCACTTCAGAAATGCCGGACGCTTCAGCAAACATCTGGTCAATTTCTCGAAGCTGTTCATAAAGGCTCTGCGGCAAATCAGGAGCAAGGCGTTCAACTTTTGTGTTGGGCATATCAGACGCCAACAAACCTCCAGCTCTATTCAGAGCGAAGTTCTTTTCGTCCAAGATGCCGGTAAAGCCCGTGATTGCTGTAGGAGGGTTAACTTGTTTGGACAGGAGGTCTAAAATTTCATTCATGCGCTTGTTGCGCATTTCCTGAAGGAACATCAGGCGTGAAACTTCTGATTGACCCCAGTAGTAATCAGGCATTGGGTTGGGCGCGACCTGAATGAAGGGGCTTTCTCCCTTCAAGAACATCTTCTCGTTTTCACGATCATAAATGATGATGTCCGGGTCGGCGCGCGTGACAACCTGATAGTCCTGCGTCTCATCGTTCCACACATAGAGTTCCACCATCTCTACGGTGTCTTCTTCAACCTCAGGCTTCATACGATTGTAGCCGTAAAGGTTAAGGCTGATGTTGCCGTACATGGTCGGATCGACTTGGCTCAGAATGATGCGATCAACACCATTGGGCGTATAGGGCTCAACATGCGCAGACGTTGTTACTCGCTTTACAATCGACTCACGTTTTGGATGCGCGTAAAGCCGAGCGTACAGGTCGGATTTAGTGATGTAATAGGTTTGCGTGAACGCTTCCTGTCTGTCGAGGTAAGGAATGTCTTCACGCAAAACGCCAAAGTTTGATGGGTCGATATAGTACGGGTGGATTGAACCGTTCGACACAACAAGCTTGACGAAGGTGGAGTTGTAGACCATCGCCCATGTTAGGGCGGTATTGAACACCTGATCAGCGTTCGAATTGTTCCATTCGTCGTTGAGCGCCTGTTCAAGGCGCGGAATGAAACGATACTGGTCGTCGTGGGCTGACGCACCAAGATTGATTGAAAAGCGCGTTGTATCTGCTGAGTACAGAAAACTGACGAGCTGATCAATGTGCGGAAAAATCTTGTTGTACTGAGCCGGGGCTTCTTCAGGGGCGGACCCAAAAAGATAGTAGGACTTCAACGCCGCGTAATCCGCCCGCCTGTTCTCGCGAGAGACAGAACATTTACGGATCAGGTCTTGGTAGAAGAACTCTCGCTCTTCGGGTTCCCTTGGAATGATCATTTGTCAAGCTTCAGGTTGTCGTGATCAGCCGTGTAGCTGGCCGCCATTGGTCCGCGCGTGATATTAGCATCCTTGGGCGAAAAGCCAACCTGTTCCCCTGCGACCGGCTTGATCATGCCGCCGAGCATCCCGGCCATACTGAATTTGCCCGCGTCCCCCCAGATGACGCCGTTGCCCTGACCTTGTTCGGGGGGCTGTTCGACCGGGGGAGCGTTGTTGCGGGTCAGATAGCCCGTCTGATGCTCTCCTTCGCGGGTAGATTTTATATCTGTCATGTTAAAATCTTTTGCCAAGCCCTTGATGTTGTTATCATTTCGCTTGGAACGCCCGCCTTTCACTGAGTCTCGCATGGTCGGGGCTCTTAGGATGACCTGAGCCACATCTTCGCACCCAGCCTCGCAGATGGGTTCCCATGCGGTGAAGTATCCGTGCCGAGGGCACCTGTAGTCTCGCAAAATAGCCATGTACGTCCCCTTACTTGGTGAATTGCTCGTCGAAACCGGGCTTGGAGTAGTCCGACTTGTTCTTCATGCCGACTTTCAGGCCGATCTTCCCGTCATTTACGGTCAAGCCTACACTTTTGGCAAGTCTGGGCTTGGGTTGCTGGCGGTAGAACAGGCTACGGCGCTTTTTCCTATCATAGACCATCACTACGTCGCCACGGGTCATACGCTCCAGCGCACGGCTGACGGAGATTTGTGTGTGTTCGCTCATATCCATATCTTTGACGTAGAAAACCCTTTTCAAGAGGGTTTCGCTGAGGCCGCAGAGTTCCGCGAACATCTTGATGCTGAGCGTCTTGTCCGGGTCTTTCCAGAACCGTTCCATCTGGCGGTAGATTTCCGCCTTGGTCATGACTTTCATCATTGCCCATATATCCCCAAATTTTTGAGGTAGTTGGACACGTTCCTGCCGACCGTCAATTCTTCGGGCGTGATCAGTTCTTGTGAATGGGAGACCTGACGGGTGAGGCGCTCCATCAGCAATCTTGGCTGTAACTGTTCAGCGTAGGCTGCGCAGGCCAGCGCCATCGCAATCACACGATCATCTTTGCCACGGCCCGGCGCATGGATGGAACCGCCCTCGCGGACGATCCC